AGCGTCAATATAATCAGCATGGTAATTAAGAGCGCCGTCTGTAATATCAGGTAATTCATCCTGTCTCAAGAGAACATATTTTGCTAACTCTTGTGTGTCTTTCCATAACGGTGAATCGGCTCTTGGTTCATCACCCTTACCATCACAATACCAACTGAATTGACATCTATCTCTTACAGGAAATTTTTCTCCTGCATGATTGGTATAATGTAGGCCCTCATAAACTACTCCACAAACTGTATTTGGATAACGTGTGGAGTTTACTCTATTTAAAGTTACTTGTGCAACGGCTAGTTTTCCTGCTGTACTTTCTATAGCAGCTTCAAAAAATATATTCTTTGCCATGCAAGTTAGTTCTTTACTGTCAATTAAAAGATTCGTCTTTATTACATTATCTGCTATTTCAACCAATCCATCTACTGTAGTATTTTGTGGATGAAACCAAAGAAAATCTCTGGCGGTACTAGTACTTCCAACAGGAGTAACGGCCACAAAACTACTAACAATGAATACAAAAAGAAATAAAAGATATTTCTGCATATTCCTCGTTTGTTAGGGTTAACGTTCCTAAAACTTCGGTCTATTTCTTTTAGGACCTCGTAAAACAGTATCAACTGAACCAAGTTGTGAACTTTTAATAAACGCTGTGATATCAAAATCTGATTCTAAAATATCAGGACCTAATGGGCCTCTAAATGTTTTAGTATTTTTATCATAATCTAAAGTCATCACTGCATTTAATGGTTCAACAAATCTAGCTGTTACGGAACGTGGTAGAGCTGAAGACTTATCATAATCAATCCGCCGTAGTTCGGCTTCTTTTGGTGTTTCAACGCCTTCAGATATACGCTTAAATTTAACTATTCGGTTTTCAAATTTGTTTATATTAATCATTTATGGTATTAAATCGGGAAAAGTCTCTTTGACTAATTTATAGGTTAAACCTCTAAACTTTAATTTTTTATCCTTAACTTGAATTACAACCTTCGCCTCTTTGGGGTGTAATCCTTCTAACATAGATACAAAAAGTTGCTCTCTTCGTAATTGAGTAAGTCCATCATGGCCCCCTTCAATGTATAGATAAAATTTTCTAATATTGGGATATAGATATGTGGGATTGTACTCATCAGGAGAACCTATCGTTTTGTACGGTGGTGCTCCAGAAGGTAAAGCAAATTTTATATCTGGATGAAAGGCATATTTTAATAAGTCCTTTAGAGGATTTGATTCGTTTTCCAATAGAACTTTTTTTCTAGCTCCAAAGGAATTTGCAGCGGCTACATCCTCAAATATTAATGGAATACTTCGTATACTCATAAATTAAAACTCCGATAAATTTTCTGTTAAGTTCTTTAATCTATGATTAATGAAATATGTAAGTAGTCTCTTACGATCACCAACTGCGGTTGTTTCAAATTGTTCTCTTATATTTATACGAATTGACTTAGGTACTTCATTTAGATCAATTAACTGTTTGTTTCTATTATAGTTTCTTAACATTTCAGCATCACAATACATGTCTGGATCTAGTTCAAACCACGCATCAATCTTCTTTTTGGTTATTGGTTTTTGGCGTCTACCTTCATCAATAAATACATTATCATCAGACATAATATTTGGAACACCATCACCAACATCACCTTTTATAAGTTTTTCATGTAATGACCATTTAGCATCACCCTCGACAAACTTCTTTTGTATAGGGGAATATTGTCTAACATTAAATGCATGAAGCTGAACAAAATCTTTATCACTTGATAGTATCAAAGTTCTTTCATTTGCTAGTCCCACCAAAACCGCAATAATATCATCGGCCTCTGCCTTCTCCACTTCAAGTACTTGATATGGAAACCATTCCATCAACTCTTCTTTTAGTTGATTCAAACATTCATAAAGATTTTCCCAATCGACTGGGGCAGCAGATCTAGTTTTTTTTCTAGATGCTTTATAGTTTGGAAAAAGCTCCTTACGCCAAGATTTTCGAGAATCACAACATAAAATCAATTCACCAAATTCACTTACAAACTTAGTTCTATATAGGCGTAATACATTTAATACAGCAGGTCTAATTACATCCATATCTACAGAAGTAAATTTGGATGCTGTCATGTATGAACCAATAAAGATTTGTGAAAAATCAACTAGTTGTGCCATCTTCTATTATCTCGTATTCAGCGTCTTCTTCTACTTCTTTTCGAATAGCTGCTTTTTGTGCTTCCACTTCAGGAGTGTCTTGTATAGCGTGTAAGAATTGTTGCCATTGACCGGCACGTAAATCCCAATTATAAAACATATCAAAATAACTACGTTGTATCTTCAATAGATTTTGTACATCATCATCCCAAAAATGTTGAATAGACCGGCCTAGAATATGTCCATGTACTTGTGCGTGTTTGTCTGGGTCTTCTTCGTAACCATACATCCAGGGAAAGTTTGCTCCTGTTTCTGGTAGTGCACCAAGATTCGGTACTACACATAAACATCCTGCGTTAGCAGCTTCCATCAAAGTGATACAACTTGTTTCCTCATAGATACTTGGATAAGCCATAATATGTTGAGTCTTTAATGCCTCACGGATTTCATCATTTGATACTGTACCATGATAATTAACTCCATCCATATCTTGAGCACGTTTGTATATGTGCCGAAATTGTTCATCTAAATGTGGGCGGTCATATAACTTAAAACTAGAATAAATGTTTAACTCTGCATTCAATCCATCCTTGAGTTCTTTTCTCATAAATTCCCAAGCATTCAAAAGTAATTCTAATCCTCGATGAGGCGTAGAAAAATAACACACATTTATCTTACCATCTTCTTTAGGTTTTTCGTGTTCTAGAATAGGGTGAATTGCATTTTGAATTACTACACCTTTGTCATACGGAAATCCAAGATGTGTTTTAAATTGATATTGTTGCCAATGACTAACAAAAACTATTCGTTCAAATTTATTCCAGTTTTCTTTGTCTTTTAAATGTTGAACTTCAGGATCACTTGCTAAATCATGTATCCAAAGAATTCGTTGCTTTTCAGGATCTAATCTTCTAACCCTTGTCATGATCCATTGAAATTTATCTTTCAACCCCGGCTCTCTCTTCTCTAACTCTTCAAAAAGCCACTTCTGCATAAGTTCTGTACCGCCCATTGCTTTTTTAGAAACCGCATCTATATTTAAATCATCACCACCAGTATCAATAACAAATTCTACATCTTCATCGGGATTAGAGATTGATACTTCTGTTGATTTAACTTCTTTTGGGGGATTTCCTAAAGTATTGGGGCTTTCATCCATGTTCACTGCTTTAACCATAATTCTCCATTAATTTAAAGTATTCATTATTATATAGTAATACCACAGGAGTACGTAGTGAGAGAACGGCTTCTATTGTACCTAGCTGGTTGAACTAGGAGGAGAAATTGAAACCTCTACTACCCCTGTGGTATTTTTAATTCTACTTATATTATATCATGTATTATTGATTTGTCAAGTTACTTCATAAACTTACCCAAATCACCTGTAAATTGTTTATCTGTTACTGCGCTGATACTCTTCTTTTTACTTACTCTCTTCTCTTGCTTCTTCATACCAAAGATGGCTTCCGGTTTGTGATCCATCCACGTTCCATCCGTAACTAGTTTTTCTAGTTCAGTATAACATTTTTTTGAGCATACATAAACTGAATCGGCCGGATTATTCCACCAATGTCCTACATCGTGTTCTGGTCTAATTTGTGATGTGTAACAATAAGAACAAATCATAAGTTTGCCGTGAATTGTTTATCAGTTTTGGCGTGTATTGCTTTTACTGAACGATGGCGTTTGATTGTTTCCATTACTATATCACCAGATTCCATTTGCTGTGTCCATACAGCTTTAATATCTGGATAGAACACCCCTACAGACCTCTTAGGAGTGCCGTCATCGTAATATGCCATAGCAACACATTTAGGAACTACTTTATTCGTTTCATCTTTTCCAGAAAATATACCAATCCAATCACCAGTTTTAATATAATGTTCAATGTACCGAATATAGGCTTTTTTATTATCTGCCATACTAAGAGCGTGCTGTTTGTCCTTTGGGGATATATCTCTATTTCGTGCTCGTGCTTGAAGCATTGAAATCATTTCCTTATTATGTTTAATCCAAGCTTTCACATTTTTTAAGGAATAGGGTTCTTCATCATCAAGACTCAAAACGTACTTGCTAACATTTTTATATTCCGGCGGTTTCTTCTTCGCTCTCATTTTTTCAAGACGGACTCTTTGAGCTTCTTTTTGTGCTGCAGTAAGTGTCTTTGTTTTTCTAATTGGTTTAACTTTCTTTCGTTTCATTCTCTTTCTCTGTTGTAATGTAAGTTAAAAAACCCGCGTCCGCTTTTCGGCTGGATAAAACTAACTCATAAAGTTTTTTATTTTAATGAAAATAATGTACCTGTTTGAAGCACATACATTATGTACCAATTCCACTTATCAAAAAAACTGATATAAG